ATTCTGTGCACTCTGCCGTGCCAGCTTGTCAGTGATGATGATCTTGGCTCCGACCTCAGCCGCTGTGAGGTCTACCGTGGTCATCCCGATGTCTTCCTCGTCTATGATGTCCTGACCATCAACAAGGTCGCTCATGTCCATCTGCCCCACCTTGGGAACAGTGACCTGTTTTGAACCCTTGGGCAATGTGAATTGCTCAATTAGGTTCATCGCCGGAGCATTGTGCTCCTCTGTGTAACGAGCAGTCGAGATTATGATCCTTTGAGCATTCTCTAGATTACCCGTTGTTGCCGTCTGTGCCATTACGCACCTCCTATCTTAGCTTCACTGCATCATACGCTTGACGGCAGCAGTAGCCGCCTCTGACCTGTCGCCTGCAATATAAGCATCCAGCAAGCGTTGGTCATTGGACGATGCCGGTGCTGACCCCTGACTGTTATCAAAGGCCTGCGCCGGGACCTGTCCCTGCTTCAGCCGCGCATTCTCAGCCCGTAAGGCTCTGTCATTCTTCATGCGCTTTGCTTCCTTTTCCATTTCCGCAGGGGTGCCGGTCTGTTGCAGAAAGCGTAAGTCATTAAGCATCTGCTTATCAGCCAGCCCGTGTTTCTCAAGGTAATGAATAGCAGCCACCTGTCTGCCCTCAACAAACCCCAAGATTTCAGCAGCTTCCTGCCCCTGTTCTCTAAACCTTTGTTCCTGCTGCACATAACGACGCGCCTGATCACGAGCCATAGCAGGGGAGTATCCTGCCTGCGACAGACGTTGCTCGTACTGGCGAGCTGATTGCCCTACCTGATCCCTCCACTGCTGGAGATGATCCAAGGCACGTCGCTGGTGTACCTCTTGCACCATCCTCTCGTCTAACTGTGGAGCCGCCGGGGCAGTAGGTGGTGCCTGTGCCTCCCCAGCAGGCGCATTAACTAGCGGCGCATCGGCCTCCATAGCTCCTGATATATTCCCACCGTCTGTATCTTCGGGTGGTGGTGGCAGACCTGCGTCTACATCGGGATCGGATTCATCCAGATAGTTAACTGGCTGCTCTACTTCCTGTGGCTCCTCTGGCATTACCATATCCTAGTCTCCTTTTCCTCTATATATATACACCATTCCGTCAACAGGCACAACATCTTGTTATGGAACCCCCACTCCATTCATGGCCATCTTGCTCTCCTCATACAGTTCCTCATAGGGTACCGTGGGCAATGGAGCCCCCTCCATATATGCCTCCCTCATGGCATCCAGCCCACGGCCTTCACCATAAACGTGATATCCATACATCAGCATAGTAGAGTACCAGCCCTCTGGTGCCGCATTCAGGAACTGAAGCTTAAACTGCTTGATAAGCCCAGTAGCTGGCCCTGTGCCCCTTTCCATCTGCGACTTTACTTGAGCTAGTCGCCTATACAGAGGTTGAACCTCAAGGCCCTCCTTCACGCTGGATGTTGCATCAAACCAATAGTCTATCTCTTCAGTGCTAAGTTCGGGCACCGCTAATCGCATTACTTTCTTAACAGAGGGGTGTTCGGGTATATCCCAGTACCCAGTGGGAATACCTTCTAGGTCAACCTTCACAGCCCCAAGCCACCTTTTAGCATGTTTCATTTGCTGTATAGCAGGGGGGTAGTCCTGCTCGTCACGCCTGATACTGTTGAGCAGCCACTCTCTCTCGCCCTCATCCAGAGATCCCCACAAATCCGCTTCCAGTTTATCAAGTTTCTCGAAATCCAGACTCCCCGCCTTTGTCGCTGGCATTCCCTCTACCGAGGGGGCCACTTCCTCTTTCACAGTCGCATCGTCATACATCTTGTAGTATCGCCACAGGATGTGGGCCCTAGTATCTTTCTCTGGCTCATCGCGCTTCCGACCGGGATAGAGTCTCTCATAGACTCCTCCCTGCATCCTTTGCAAGTCTTCATTCCACTTGCCATATAGCTCCCTGAACTTGTTTCTCTCTATCCTCCCTACCTCTTCCCTGACATACTTACCAAGATGCCCCTTAGAGAATGGCGTGTCTTTCAGGTGTGTCGCTGCCTTTGCCATATCGGCAACGGCAAGCTGTTTAATCCTGTCCCTCTCCATCAGATCCTTGCCCCTAGGCCCACGGTAAGCACGGTCCCCGGTTTCCTCTACCACCCTATCGGAATACTCGTCAAGCTGTGACAGCGACAACTCTTCATAAGGTGTGTCCCGTGTTGCAGGATCAAGCCTGTGCATCTCCTGCATACGCTGTGTTGTTGACATCGGGGAGCCGCGACCACCAATGAACTCCACCCCCGCCCCAACGGCCCTCTCCCGGATCGAACCACCCTCAAGCAGCAGTGCCTGTGTCCATATAGGCATTATGTCTGGCAACACCACTTCTGTTGCCGCATTCAAGTATGTTTTTGGATCGCCTATCTCGCCCCTCGTCGGCTCCCCAATATAGGTATACCCAGACAGTATGTCTGTGGCTCCAGAGGGAACAGGGGCAAGGCTGCCTCGCAAGAACTTTACGGTAGGGTTATTCATGGCAAACTGATATAACCCTCCCGCGTCATCTATGTTACGGGGGTCAAATGCACTGGGGTCTGTGAAGCTCCTGCCAAGAAGCTGTATGACGCTCCTTACCTTGGTGCCGGGGCCTATGTTCCTACCCCCTACATCCCAAGTGAAAAACCGTGATGATCTGGGGTCGAGGTGCTCTCCTATATCATCTTGGAGATCGGCCATATTCCAGTCATCCCGGTCCACCCTCAGCATATATCTCCCTGTGGTGATGGCCGTGTTGAGTGCCATTAACCCAGACATAGATTTCACCATTGCGTCGCGTGCTAACCGCGTCCGCATGGTTTGGGGACCACCCCTGCCCACTGTTTCAACAACCCCAAGAGTTGCATCCCAAAGCAGGGCCGCAATTGCCCTGTTGTACCGTGGTGCAAGTAACAGTGTTGTTTCCCACTGACGCACTTGCGCTGACGCGCCTACAGTTTGACTGGATGCTAAACCACGAATCTCGTTAATGAAGGCATCTACGTCAGCCATCTTCGCAGCATCAACAGAGCCATCGGCGTTTTTAGCCAGATGCTCAAGCCCCTCCGCAAGCTCGACACCCGCTACATCTAGAGCCGTGTTAAACCCACGCTGGAACGGCTCAAAGAGCTTCCTTATAGGAGTAACGGCCCGTGAGTGCAAGATCCCGCCCTTCTCCATTGCCTCAGTCATCTCGTTACCCTGCAAGGTAGTGAGTATATTATGTCGCGCTAGGGTAGCTCGGTGTTTATTCATGTATGCTTGGTGAAACTCAGGGTTAACCATCGCCTTGAAGAACCCCGGCAGGGCCTTGGTATACACTATCCCCGGTCTATAGCCAGACAAGAACAGGAGCTGTATATTAAAGGGGCTCACGTCAGCAGCGAGGGTGAAGAACCTACCTAGGGCATTCACCTTATTCACCTTCCCCAGCGCATTACTAAATTGCGGGTGCAGTCCTGCCTCCAGTGCTTTTTTCGCTTCCCCAGCCCTATCCCCACCAAACACATCCCCTGCAAAGCCGGGGCCTAAGTCTCCTACATATTCCTCACCGAACCGTATCTTCTTGTACTCCTCCGCGCTCAGCTTGCGCATGGTGAGTCCCGCCTCGCCTTCGGGGAGCGTGTCGGGAATAGTCGCCTGCAACCAATCCAAGAATTTCTTGTTAGCTACCTTGTTATACGCAGACTGCACATTGAGAGCGAGGGCCTCGTCCTCAGGCAGGTACCTGTATCCAGCGTCCAATGCCTCTGCCTGAGTTTTAAATTGCCGCTCGCCCTCACTTGTCATCTTTGACCCTACCCGCCCCGGCCCCGGTTGAGAGGCGAATGACTGAGTTGCAACAATCCTGCCACTAGAGTCTTTCTTGGCATAGACGCGCCTGCCCGCATATACACCGCCTTCATCAAAGCCCAGTTCGTTTACATCAATGCCGTTATCATCGAGGAACTTCAACTTGGCATCTTCAATATCTTGCGCTACTTTAATCCAGTCCTTCTGCTTCTGAGTTGTGATACCAGCAAAGTCATCAGGTCGAGTGCGTATGTCGTTAGGGGCTAACTTTGCAAGCGGGTTGACCATGCCGGGTGTCCTGCCAGACAACCTCATTTCCCGACCGCCCCACGGAAGGATTCCCGCACCCTTTACAGGGTCTTCTGCAATAAGCCCGGTATCTTTGTCTACCTTGCCAAAGACATCCTCAAAGCTACCCAGTTCCCTGAGCCTTGACATTGCCGCCTGAGTCTTCTGCTGACCCTGCGACATCAGGATGGCTCTGCCAACGAGTGCCTGTAGCTCTACCTTCCCTGCTACCGCAGCACGGTTCAGCGGACCATATATCTGCTTTATGACAGGGAAGTTGGCAAGCTTGCGGCCCACGTCTGGCCGTTGCGAGATATCAATGACCTCGCCAATATCCTGTAGGTCAGTCATCAACGGGCCCTCAGGCCCATACTGGCCACTGGGTCCCTCTGTGGGCATTGGGGGCGCAACCTGCTCCTCTGGTAGCGGCAGTCCCACTAGGTCATCAGCCTCATCTACTAGGCCACTCCCCGGCATCTGGAGCATCTCGGACTCCCTCATGTCTTGCTGATACTGAAGGCTTGCCTGTTTGGCCCTAGGGCCACGGACCATCAACTCAGACCTTTCTAGGTCCTTTTGCACCAGCGTTGCCTTGCCCTTGAGGTCGGCAAGCATCTCGTCGGCCTTACGAAGAACATCTTTCGCCGCAGCGGAGACACGCCTGTCGCCCTTTGTCACCCTCATTCTTACAGAAGGTATCTCCAGTTGTTGGCGCGCCCTTATTACTTGATTCTCGAAGTAGCTGTATCCCGGTATATCCGAGAGCTCAGACGGGTCTAGGTTCATAGCGTTTTCTAAATCACGAACTTTGCCAGTTATATACTCAACCCTATATTTATCATGGGCGATTTTAGACTCTCTGCCACGAACCTCATGTGCCTGCTCCCCTATGTCGATCTCCCCTTGTGCCTGTTTCACCCTCGCCCTCTCCAGCGGAGTGGGTATTTCTGCCCTGCGCGTTGTCGGGACAACCCTCTCCACAACAGAGGGAGGGACATCAAGTGCTACTTCCTGTACTGTTTCTGCTAACGGAGCTGTAGGTGGGGGAGTGCCGCGTAACCAACGCGCACCAGCTTTGAAGGGTAGCATTGCCCCGCGACCTATCGCTTCCTCAATCTCCCACGGAGCACGCAGGGTCTTACCTAAGCCAACAGCATACGGAGCAAACCTTCCCAGTTGTGGTGCTGCTGCTAACACCCTACCACCCACAGCCGCTGCGCCCACTGGGGCAATCGCACCCGTAATCGCCTCAGAAGCACCCCAGAAACCGGGCCCTGCGGCCATCGCATCTTGATATGCCTCAATACCAGCATCCACGTCACCCTGCATACTGACATCCACGAACTGCCGCGCTGCTTCAGGGATGTCTAGGGGGTCAGGCAGCCAGTCTCTCACGCCCGGAATAAACCGCCCTGCCCATCCCGGAAGACTAGTGGCAATACCGGCACCACCATAAGCACCTATTAACCTACCAACGCGCTCTAGGCTGCTAAGCGTAGTGCCCAAGACCGATGAGGGGGCTTGTGCCTCAGGAGCAGGCTTCCCCATCGCCCGTAGTTTTTCTAGCGTAATTCTACCCATTAGAAGTTATATAGGAATCTCGTCCGTGGATTTGCCGCCATTCCTGTTACACCCCTGTTCTGCTGCGGCAAGGACGAGTACCTCTTGGTCCACGGGTCCGTCTCAAGGAACTCCATGAAGCTTGTCGGCTGCTGCCCCCCACGCAGGGAAGTGCCAGCCGACCCTAGGTATTCCTTGAAAATATCATCGTAAGCATTGGAGAAGTACCTGCGCCTGCGCGGACTACCCTGCCCAAAGGCCATGCCCGTGGGCGAGCTATAGTACTGGGCAGGCTCATACTGCTCAAGAACCCCACTAGCCAGCCAGTCCTTCCACATGTCAGAGTTCTGCATCGTCATGGCCTACTCCTTACTACTGCTGTAGATACCAATTCAGGAATGAACCGGGGTCATACCCTTGACCAAAGCGTGACGCAGCCATAGCTTGTATGGCATCCTGTATTGCCCCTGCCATCCTGCCCTGATACTGCCCGCCACCGCCGCGTTGCAATGCGAGCAGGTTGGCCACGCCCATCTGGTTTGCCCGACCCGTCTGGGATACGGGATCAAAGTAATCCCGGAGGCTCGCGCCCCGTAACCCCTGTGCCGATTCGGGTCCCCCTACGGCCATTTGATACGCACCGAATTCGTCCTCTGACATACCCCCGAACCTCACAGCCTCTGCCGCACGATCCCTCAGTGCCTCTGGGCTAAGATACATCCGGCTTGCATACCCACCACCCCCAGCCGGTAGCTTGGACCCTAGGAAACCAGAAAAGGTTTGTCCGGGGGTCTGCTCCAACTGATATCGTGTCTCTAGCTGACTCCGTAAGTCTTGCAGGGGCACCCGTGATGACCATGTGCGGCCAACATTCCGCATCAGGTTTTGCCAGTCCATGTCTGGCGTGCGATAACCAGCGAGATCGCCGGGGATCAGTCCTGCCCCCACATCCGCTGCGGTATACCCCCCAGCCCCGGCTGTTTCCCATCCCGGTACGCCTCCCCACTGGCCCGTTAAATTTCCAATACCATTTACCATCGGCCTACCTCCTTGGTGTTATTAAATCCTACCTGTGCATCGGTCCCATTTTCCATACTGTCGGGTCTGCCATTATCCTCTTCTTATCCTCCGCACTCTTGGCATCAAACACATGCTTGGGCTCTTCAGTCCATCGTCCTGTTCTATACGGCTTACCCGCCTTACGCTTCTTTTCTTCTTCCTCGTTATAGCCATATGCCGTTCCTATATCTGTACGAGTATCCGTGCCTTTGAATGACCCTGTGTCAAACTTTTCGCCCTTCCCTAACGCCGCACTGCTCTGAAGGAAATAATCCTCGGGAATCCCCATTTTCGTCCACGGAGACTGAGCCTCAAGGTAGGCATCTACCTCTCCCTCTCGGATAGCAACCTCATCAGGGCTCAAGGAACCGCTGGTCTGGGTTTGGTAATATGTATCTGGTTTCTTTAGATCAGTGAAGTCGTATTGCTCTTCCCTTACCGTTGACCCAAGCGGAGCCCTGTCAGTTACCATCTCGTAATATGTAGGTCTATTTCGTATGTCCAGCAGATCGCTGAAGTCGTACTTCGAGACTTCCCCGTCCACCCCATAGGCATCCGGGTACCCACCCAAGTCTCCGTCGTCATCATATCCCGCACCTAGTTGGCCTGTCCCCGGAAATGCCGTAGCCACCTCGGTGGGCTGCGTCATCCTTCGGAAGATTTCCGCTTCGGAAACACCCGTCTTTCTCCACCAGTCCATTGTCTTTTGCATCACGCCATGTATCCTTGAGGCATTATAGTCCGTGTTCCCACTCGTAGCGTTTAGCTTCGCCAGAGTTCCCATCCTGAACCGGCTATAGCCATCATCCCCACCAAACATGGCGAGTAGCGGCATTGACGCTCCAGCGGCAAACTGGTCACCACCTGCCTCGTAGTCTGTCATCAGATTAGACAGATACTCCAATCTCTTTGTGAACTGTTCCCCGGATTTATAAGCACGGGGGTTCCACACATAGCCCTTCATGCCACCCCCCTCAGCATCGCGGCTGAGGAACGCCTTATACATAGCTTCTACCTGATCAAAGTGTTTGTCTCCCGAAGCCCCTGCTGCTGCATACTGCGTGCCCGTTGCCCAAGGGGCATAGGCATTATCCGCGTGCCACAACCAGAACAGCACCTCGGACTCCGCTTGAAGCTCATCCATACGGGCACGCACTTCGCTGTGGTTGCCACCCGGCACACCCGCCATAGTCTCATAGAATATCTTGGTAAACTCTGCTGCTGTCTTGGGTTCTGTCATAGCTGCTGCCAGCGCAGCCTGATCAGCAGTAGCCTGCGCCGACTGCGTAGGGCCTGCATCATCAACGTCAACAGTGATCGGCTGCCCGTATAACTCCGGGTCAACGAAGGAAAGGGGATGCGCGGGCACAGACTTCCTGCCGAGGTTTGTTGCCCACTTTTCAATTAGCTCAGGGGTAATCATCTCTGAGGCGGCTAGGTCCTCCATTGAGGGCACCGGTATATTGTTTTTCTTAAGCCAGCCCCAATATTCTGTCCGTAAGTCTATAATCTCCATCGCTGCCATCAGACCGTCATGCAGGACAGGCTTTTCAGACTCGAACTCAACGTGGTAGTCTAAGAACGATTGCACGTCGCTATTAAGCAATTGCCCGTATGTTAAGCCGAGAAAAACACCTTCGATGACATCCTGATCCGTTGCTGCGTACTCCTCTTCTGGGCTTGGTAAGAGGCTGTGCTGCATCATATCGAAAGCGGTCTGAGCCCTCTGCCGCTCTGCAAAAGGAACCTCTAAGGGATCAGGAACAGGAGTCGTTGACAACGTAGGTACAACTTGTGTCGATTCATTCGCATCCACTACCGTATCAGCCCCTAGAGCGGTGAAGAGGTCGCCGTAGTCCTCATGACTCCCGCTACCCGCATACAAGGAGCCAGCAAGAGTACTGACGTGAAGCTCAGGGTCATCAGGGTGCGCTACGGTGTATCCTTCCTGTTCTGTCAGACCGGCAAGGGACTGATCATAGCTGTTAATGCTACTATTGATACCAGCATCGACCAGATCCATCGTTACCTTGAGGGCATTCCCTCCCACAGACATGGCTATCTTACTGCCCTGATCCCACCAATCATCTATCAAAGCCCCTGCCTGAGCAAGCAAGTTGCCTGCTTCTGCCTGTACTTCTACTCTCTCGCCGGGGTCAACCGACAGGAGTTCGGGTATGCTGGGGTTCTCTGCCAGCACCATGTCGATCTCTTCATCAGTAAGTGTCGGCCCCCACGGTGTCAGCAGGGCATTCGGGTTATCAATCTGGTATATTGTCTGGTCTACGATATCAGGATATAGGTCCTTGTAATCCTCGTAGCTGCCACCAGCCCCGATACCCTCGTCAGTTTCAAACTCATCAAACTCCGCTTCCTCCCGTGCCCTAACCTCATCCTTGACTACCTGATCGAGACTCTTATTACCAAGGGCCATCGCAAATGTTGCGGCCAGTCCCATAGTTGACAGCGGCACAATGTTCCTGAATGCCTTTGTAATGTTATCAAAATCAACCATTAGGGGCCTACCTGTGCACCGGGTCTAGGAGAACCGGGCGGCACTACAGGCCCAGCCTGTGGTACAGGCATGGGTGGTGGCACGCCCAAAGCAGCGTTAGGCATTACTTCAGGTGGCAGGCCCGGAGGGCCACCGGGTAGCGGGCCCATTGGTCCCATCGGAGGGCCACCGGGAGGAGGGCCACCGGGAGGCATGGGGCCTCCCATTCCGGGCGGTGGCGGGGGCATTACCGCACTCATGCGCTCCTGTAATACACGCCTCTTCTCAAGTAACACCGACAGCATCTCGCCCATATAGAAGTCCACTAGGTCATCGCGTCCCTGACGTTCCGCTGCCTGTAGCATAGACCAGAGCGTTGCCTCTGGCAACATCTTCTCTGCGATCTGTTCCTTAATTGCGTCATCCATCTGGTCTGCATCCTGTATCGCAAGTATCCTGTCCCTGATTGCCCTGTCTGACAGGAGAGGAGTCGGCCCCTCCCTTGCAATCTGTGCCATCGAGAACTTGGTCATGTCGTCCTGAGGCAGTTGTCCGATCAGGCGTACCACTGCCATGCCCGCTCCATCAATCACATCCGTGGTAATCTCCTGAGAGAAGTAGGTGCGGTTACGGTCCATACCTGATACTTCCATAGCCTTGTATGACCCGGAGGCATACTGGTCAGCTATGATACTGAATGCCATCTGGTAAGCCTTCTCGATAGCACGGAGGTACTTACCCACGATAGTATCCACGCCCTGTCTCAGTGTGTTAATAGCGTAACCCGATAACTGGAAAGGGAGGTCCCCATACACGGAGTGGGGCAGGGAACCCCGTTGCAGCTCGCCTGAGACAAGGCTCATAAATGCCCCTGTCTCCTTCGCCACTTCGAGTAATCCCAGAGGCTCCACCTCTTCCCCCTGTGCAAGGGAAATCTCTGAGCCTTCCAGATAGGGGTCTTCATCCAGCGTCTTTGTCCCGTCCCTAGAGCGTACCTTCAATCCCTGCCTCCGTGACCGGGCGGTCAGCTCCAGCAGGGTGCTCATCATAAGGTTGTGCTTCGGGTACAGGTTCCTTGTAGAGCGGAACACGCTCTCTCCCATATCCGCTATAGTGTCTATAATCGATGTGTTATTCATCCCCACTATCAGGGGGTTGGCCCCTACCGGGCCTAGGAAGACAGGCACCGTGCCTGCGCCATGCCGTGTCTGCTTCTTCGCCACCTTATACAGCGGGTTGTTCGTATCGCCATTATGGACAAGGATGGTGTTCATCTCCTTGTCGTAGAAGTCATACACGAAGGAGCCCTCGGCATCGTGACGTGCATCCCAGTCCACCTTCACGTTGTACTGTGCGAAGATCTGGTCCTTGGTCTTCACCATCTTGTAGCACGCCCACTCCAGTCCGTCGGGGCCTATGCCCCAGTAGGTATGAAGCGGGTCCCACGGCGTGATATCCACATAGGTGGAACCATCATCGCGCTTGGCCAGTAGCGCACGGCCTGCATACCATCCCCTTATAACCGTGTACCATGCAAGTTGGTCACGCAGGTTAGGCTGCATCAGGGAGCACAGACGCTCGTCTGCCGACCTTAGTATCCCTATAAGGAAGCGTTCCTTCTGGTCATTCTTCTCACGGAGTTCCTCGTCAGCCCCGTCGTGGGGAATCCTGACAGTCATCTCCGCTCCAGATATCCAGCCCATCACCTTGTCGGCAAATGTCTGGGGTTCATTCGATGTATAGCTCTGGTATCCCTCTCCCGCATCGTAGGGATCAAGCTTATAAAGGGCATGGTCTTCTTCCATGCGGTCCCTGAGAGGTTCCGTAGCCTCGTAGTGGCCGTCAACCAGTGCGATGATGTCCTCTGGCTTACGTCTGGGCATCTACTTCCACCGCTTTACGGCAATTTTATTCCTGTGCTCCACATACCCGTAGCCGAACCTGTCTACTAACCCGTATATCAAAGCCTTCACTCCGTGGTTATTCTTATCTTCGGGCGTATCACCCACTATATTACCATCACGGTCAACCTTCCATCTATATGCCCGTGTCTGACCGTCTATAGGAGACGCAACGGCACCGAACTCGGACAGCACCCCTTTGCATTTAGGGGAGAAGACTATCCTCGGGGCGTGGGTCTTGGCATCCACCTTGAGCCACCCCTTGAGCCGTTCCGTTCCCTCGTTAATCCTGATCTTCTGGCTTGAAAGGTACAGCCCTGTCTGTGCCAGCCACACCTCGGTGGGTGCGGCCATAGCCTGATGCTGTGTCCCTGCTATATCTATTACCCCGAAGTGGACATCCTTCCACCACGGTCGGCTCCGTGCGATATCTATGATCTCGTCGGTCACCAGTCCCTGCTCATATATCTCATCAATAATACAAATCTGTTCTCCCCTGACCTGCACGACTTCGACGGC